TTAACTTGGCTTTGTCATAGCCAAGCCCAAGCTTCGTGATAGCCGTATTAGACCCGTCATACGCCTTCGACAACGCCTCAGTCACCGTCTTCAACGGCTTACCCGTGGCGGCACTAACGTCGAGCGCTAGGCGAAGTAAACGCTGAGCCTTTTCAAAGTCGCGTGTAGATCTAATAATGCGGGCGTAAGCCGGGCGTAGTTCGTCATCAGCCACGCCAACGGCTCGCTGGGTGGTGTCAATCCAATCCTCAACACTGGCAATCTGAGCGTCGGTCGCTTTAGTAGACGCTCGAATAGATAGCGCCAGTTGCTTTTGGCCCTTTTCGTCATCGGCTGCCATACGGGCAAACTCGGCAAGTTTTTGACCCGCCTGAAACACGGTGACACCGAGCGCCGCCACCGCAGCTGCACCAGTCACTGCAAGCGCCTTCATAGCGAACTTGGCTTTAGCCGCAGCACCGTCTAACTGTTTAAACGCCTGCACGGCCTTCTTCATGCCAGTGCCGTTGAACTCGGTAACGATAGGAATCTTGATAGCCATTACATTTCGTCCTCGACTTGTTTCATTACTTTCTTAATAAGCAATGTTGTTTCGTATAAGACTTGGTCGGCGTGTTTCATGTAAGCCTTGTATAAAACTCGTCCAGGAGTGCCGTAACGCTGACTAAGTGCCGCCACCATTTGCTTGCCTCTTGCGGTAGGCACGGGGCCTTTACCTGAAAACTCAAGTGTTAATGCGTCGGCGGACGTCCATTTGATACCGAAGGTTGCTAGGTCTGACACAAACGTCCCGTGCTGGCGGGGTTTCTTGCCGGACACAAACGGTTTAATAGCACGATCCGATTTGGCGTTGTTCCACGGAAAGATTTGAGCAACGCGTCGAGCGCTCCATTTGTATTGCATACCGGAAAGCGGTGGGTCAGCGGGGGTGCTGGCTTGTGCTTCTTTGACCACGGATGACACGATCTGGGCGTAGTCCTTGGTGACCTGACGACGTGCTTTCTTGTCGATGCTGTTAAGGGCGCGCAATGCTTCCTTGGCACCAAGTATTTCTAACTTGGTTTCAATCGGGTTAGGCATTGCTACTCCTTTGTGTCTTCTGCTGCCTTTAGCACTGTCGCCAGTGTGTCTAGGTCAAATGGTATGTCAGGAGGCCAATACCCTGTGCGGACTAACAGTAGAGCTAGTGCGTAGTTGTATGTGCCTCGGTCGTAGGGTTTACAGGTTCGTTGTCCACCACTTCAATGTTCTCGAGACGTTTGACGTAGTCGTCAAAGATGGCTGGCACGGGGATGCTGTTTTGTTTACAGCACTCCCACGCCATGAACGCCAGATCTTCGACGCCGATGCCGTCGCCCAGCTGTGACGCTTTGCGTTTGAACTTGCGTTCCCACGCGACGATGACGCCGAGGTTGGTGGTGACTGTGTAAACGTTTTCACGTTCAGTGACAGCGAGTGTCAGTTTCATGGTTTCTCCCTAACTGATTTTGTTTACGGTGCGGTGATGTCGCGAGCCCAAGTACCGCCCGTCCAGGAGGCGGTGACGGTGGCAATCTCGCCCACGGTCGAATTGATGACAGGAGCGCTAGACATCATGGCCCCTTGAATCGTGTATTCCGGGTTACTGGCGGACTCGGTCGTGCCAGATGGGCTAATGACCAATGTGGTGGTGCCTTGACCGACACACGCTGCAAGCATTGCTTCGACTTCTCCTGCGCCGTAGCTCAAGAAGAAAGTGATGCTGACGTCAACAGTTTGAAGACCGCCAGCGAACTTGTGGCCTGTGTCGCCAAACGCTGTGATTTCAAGTGAGTCTTGGCCGATGGTCAATGTGCACTGGTTCGCCTGATCTGACAAGTCGTAGGTGGTCGCACCTTGGGTGATGTTGATTGTCGCATTGGACAGGAATGTTGTTGTAGCCATGAGGGCTCCTTTTAGTTACGCCGTACGGCTACGGCAACGGTTAAATCGTAGGTCGGCAAATCCTGCCCACCCACTGTCGCAAGACCTGGTCTCAAGTCAGTCACCGAAATGGTGCTGTTCATAATTTGGTCTGCGATGGTCATTAAATAATCGCCTGCGTCTTGGTTTCCTGGGGGTGGAGCCAAAACACGCAGACGCAGCTCAATGTCACCAACGTTGTATGTAAACGCCGAGACAGTGGGCAACTCGATAAGAACAGAAAGCGGGCGAGCGTTACGCGGATCAGTAATCGGCACCAAACCGAGACCAGTCAACGCCGTCTTGCAAGCGTTTACAGCCTCATACAAAATGCCTGACACGGCCATCAGGCAACCTGTGCCCTGCCACAGCCAAGCAGCTGCATAATGCGACCCAACGTGGCAGACGGTGAAGCACCAATAGCCATCGAATCAAACGACGCAAAACTGTCAACAGAACCACGCTCACGATAAAGCGTGGCGGCATACATGACCGCACCGAGTTTGACGTCAGCGCTAGGCACAGTTGACATGGAGTCGACATAGCCTGCCTCGCGACGCTTCCTAAAACTGTAGGCATTGCTGGCGTTTACACAAGTCGTCACAAACGCTGTGTCGTTAGCGGTAGCGGTGTCGATACCCAGCCAGGCAAGCACGTCAGCTGCGACAATCCAAGTGACAGACTGTGTATACGTCAACGTGCCTGAAGCGGCTTGGTATTCCACATCGACGCCACTGTTGGCGTAAACAATTTGGTTGGGCCGTGGATCTGAATAATCAAATACCAGGTAGCCCTCTTCGTCTACGCCGTCAAGGTAGTACGGCTCAGTCGAGATGACGGTTGCTGTGGCGTTGAATCCTGTGACGGCTACGGATGCGACCGTGACGGAATCGCCCGGTTGGACTTCGGCGTCGGTCAGGGTCTGGATGGCTGCGTAGTTGTCTACGCGTCGCACGTGCGTGATTGTGCTGACTGCCATGCCAGACCCTTTCCTTACCTAGTAACCAACGATTATGTCAACGAGACGAACTTCGTTGGGTCAATCATCAACGTGGCAAAATAGCCGTGCCACGACAAGGTGCGTGACAATGTTGATGGTGACTCAATGCTGAGTGCGCCCTTCTGCTGTTCAAAGACTTCGAAGCCGCTTGGATCACCGACAATGACAGTGTCGGAAGCAAAGTTGCGGTCAACCACAACTTGCAAGCCAAATGCCATGCCAGCAAATGAAGAAGCTGAAGAAGTGCCAAGCGCGTTCATTGGGCCCACTTCTGGGAACAACGGACGGCCTGCGGTGTCAACGAGCGCACCGAGAGCTGCGTACATATTTGGAGCAAGGAACAAGTGTGTTGGCAAGTTGCCATTTGAATTGCTCAAGATGGTTGATGCAGCGGTGTAGATGTCGCTGACCCATTCAGCAGGTGAGGTTGGGTCGGTGAGGGTTGCCGTCTGTGTCTGTCCTGCAAGGAGCGCGTCTGCTGCCACGTTGTCTGTGGTGTTTGCATAGATACGAGCCATGTCGTCAAGGATGAGCGACAAAACAGCGGGGTCAGTCATATCCAAATCTTGATTGGAGATTGAAACGTATCCACCGTAGGTGCCCTTCGTAACCTGGTTCGAGGACACAACGTAGGTGCCTGACTGCAGTGCAGCGTTTTCGCTTGACTGTGCAGCCATTGAGGTGTGCGTGGTGACCTCTGGACGGATGAACACCTTGCCGCCACCTGGCATTGCCTTTACGCCAACTGCGTCAATGACTGGGCGGATGCCGCGGAAATTGTTGTATACAGGGCCAACGATGGGCACTGGCAAGATACCTGGGGTGTCTGTGGTGGTGACGTCTGGAGCAGCTGCTTTGAGTGCTTCAGACATTGCGCGCCACTGATCGCCACCGGCAAATGCTGCTGCGATGTATTCGGCCGCTGTTGGAAGTGCTACTTCACGCTTCGCTTGTGCGAAGACGATTGGTGCTGTTGGAACGATCTCAGCCGAAGCCTCAACCGCTGGGGTTTCTTGTGACATGGTTTCCTCCTCAGGAATGTCAGTTGGTTGGGGTTCGACAGCCTCTTCCTCTTCAGGTTGGGATGCTGCGATTTCTGTGATGACAGCGTCAGCAAATGCGGGCTGTGCCACGAGACTAATTTCGACAAGGTTGGCCTTGGATACGACCATTGTGCCGTTCTTGTCGTACTTGTATTTGACCGGTACAGCGCCAACGCTGACCGAGTCGTACGCGCCAGCCTTGACGAGCTCAATGGCTTCGTCGGCTGCGCGGGTCTTAGCGAACTTGGCTGTAAACAACAGGCCCTCGTCGGCTTCAACAATTTCGGTGACAACACCACGCAGCTGCGTCATGTCGTGACCCTCAAGAAGCTTTGGAGCTTTGGCGTTTACATCGAATGCGCCGCGCTTAAAAGCGACGCGTTCACCGCTGGACACTGTCGCGGGCGTGTCCCAAGGAACTGCCACACCAGTGATTGTCCGGGGCGATTCCTCACCCGCGGCAGCGTCAAGCGTGATTGGTACAGAAACAAACTCAATCATTAACGGTACTCATTTCATTAGAACTGGAGGGTGTGTCTTGGGCAATTTCGCCCTCGTAATCCTCCATGTTGAACTCGACATAGCGGCCACGTGGAAGAACGTTGTCGGCGCTAAGCGTTTGCTCGATGCAATCCAAGTAAATGCGGGCACCGAAGAGATACAAGTCCTGACGCGCTTGCTGTGCGTTCTGATACGTCATCGACGCACCCTCAGTCGGAGCCGAGACAAGATAAGCAGGGATGTTGCACAAGCGAGCCATTTCGAGAGCCTGATACTTGCGCTGATCCGAGATGACTTCTTGTGGGTTTTGCTTGTATTCACGGAACTCCACCTGGCGTGACAGTGCACCGATAGCGTTTTGTTTACGAGCATTAGCCCACGCCGAAGCCAGTGACCCTAGGTCTTCGCCGGACAAGTCTTCGCCGTCAATCTGCTGAAGATAGCCAGGCACGGTCTCGAGCTGTGCGTAACGGTCTGCGGCCTGATCCAGATAAATGCTTGTGTTGATGGCGCGAGCACCAATCTTCAAGATGCCTTCAATAGGGCTGATGAACTGGATGACATTGTTTACATCCAACGGCTGGCCGTTGAACTCAAGCTCGTCGGATGGGCCGTAAAACTGTGGGTAGCCAGTTTGCTTAGTGCTACTCATGTTTGCAGCTGGTAGCCACGTCATCGCAGCGGGGAAACCTTGCTGGCCGCCGCCTTGTGGGGCATAGCGACGGGTCACATAGGCGTACGCGACACCGTACATGAACAGATCAGTGAAGATGTTTACAAAGAAGAACGAACGGGTGACCTTCGGGTCGGGGCGTTCCATCCAAGGCTCCAGCGGAAGGTACACCTCGGTGTATTCCTCCTCGACCGAGTTCCACACTTTCTGATAATGCTTCAACTCGAGAGAACCAATGAGGCCTGCGATCAGGTCACGGCTACGGCTAACGGTCGGAACGCTAAGCGCTTTGATTTCGTCCGAGCCTGT